AATTACTGTTACCAACTCCAGCGACAAAGGTTTCAAAACCTGTTGCTGCGCCACCAAGGTTAACAGTACCTGTTCCCGTAGTGGTGGTAGTCTCCTTTACTCTATCGTTAAGGACGAAAGCCACAACGCTTTCCTCCCTACGCTATTCTGATAATAGCAGTAGATGCAGCGGCAGCTGGAAATACGATAGTGAAGTCACCAGCAGTTGAGGTTTTATCTCCACCAAAGTCAATGGTAGCCACTGATTTATCACTATTAGTGTCGTTATAAATCATACATCCTCTAGCCGTTATAGTTGCTGTACTAAAAGTTAAATCTGCAAAATCTGTAATACCTGTAGTACCTGTAGCTGTAGGAGTCACATTGGTTAAAGCGGCTCCGCCAGAAGTGTAATTAGTACCAGAAACTTGATTAGTTGTGGTAAAAGAAGTTGTAGTAGCACCTAAAGTAGCACTGCTGGTATATAAAGCTAATTTAAAAGAATTACCACCTGAACTAAAATTATGTGTGCCTTTTAAAAGTTCAAATTTAAAACTTGTTGTAAGAGTTGATGTAATTGCCATTTTTATATCCTTTTTATAATTTTTGCTAAATCCTCTCCATCATTTTTTAACAATTCTTGGATAAGAGTAGCTTTGTATGATTTTATAGCATTTTTTATGTAAATCAAACAAACTTCGTAAATTAAATCTCTATAAGCTTTAGCTTGTTCTCGTATATGTGGCTCTGTATCTTTAGAATAACCACATATTTTATCCACTAGTTGCTCTGCCCAAAACTCTGGAGAATGTCCGCCAAATTTTGTTGTAGAAACCTCAACCATACCTAATTCAGGTACACCATCTGGAGTTATTTTTATTGCCATAATTAACTATCTAATATTTTTACTTTGTCCTCTGTTTCTATAACAACTCTAGCCCCGCAAGGTAAAATAGGCTTTTCGTTACCGCCATATCTAACTATAGAGTTCCCTTGTATTTCAACAGCATGACAATAAGTATTAGTTTTACCTTTTTTTACAGTAATAACAGGCTCATTAGTTTTATTTTTTAAATTAGCTTTTATTTTGTGTTGATTTACATGTATATAAGTTTTTACCATTTTTTTGGCTCTCCAGCTACTAAAGGGTCATCTCTATTTACCATAATCTTTTTGTAACTTGGTTCAGGATTTTTTTCAACAAACTCACTTTTTTTCATACATTTTAAATTTTTATTATCATCTAACACAACCACCAAAGGATCTTTTAATCTATGATAACCGTAAAGTTTGTCTTCTGCGTTTTCATTGGTATCTAGCAAAGCAGAGCTTTTTGCTATTTCTATTTGTATATTTTTGTGCATGCATTTATCTAGCCAAAATTCAACACAACCTCTACCAGCTTCAGCAAAATGCAAATTACCTTTGTAACTAAAATCTATACCGAACAAACTAATAGCGCCTACTTCTTGCCAGAAACCAAAAGCTATTGCGTAAGCAACCGTGTTATTTAAATAATAACAATGAGATTCTTCAACAACCTCTATAATAGGATAATCTACTACACCAGGACATCTTTCGTCTGTTTCACAAGAATAAATAGGGCCTTTATGTGTTGTTAAAAGTTTTCTCATACTTTTAGTTTGACCACCAGCATCATCGCTATCCAAAAACCTAGCTGGGGGATCCATCATGAACACACGATCATGAAAAATTACTGAAGCTACAGAGTTTATCGCCCAAACTTCATCAAAATTTTGTCCATGAGATTTTGCTAAATTGTAATCGTGCCAACTGGCTCCCATACCTACAATAGCAATACTTTTCCCTTTTAGAGATTTATCTTTAGCCATAATCTGTCTCCTAAGTGACAGAGCTTCGGGTAGAATCGTACCTATATTCGTCTCTTCTTCCTCTTGCTTCTGCTCTATTTTTTAATCTTGACATTTCTAAAGTAAATCTTTCGTCATACTTTTGCAACAAATCTAATTCACCTTTCATAAATGTATAAGCCTCAACTAAACAACCATACAACAAGCCGTTTCTAGCGTTATTTGAAATCCATGTACCTGTAGTATCAGTCACTAAACTATTTGGCTTAAATAGATACTGCAATTCCGCTGTGTAGCCTGTATCAGGTACTGGCGAGACTATCAAAGTAGAACCATTGTTTGAGGCAGTTGATAAATCCTTATCAAGATCAGCATAATATAAAGGCAACCCTCTAGCTGTAGTATCACTGACATCTGGTGTGTACTCTTGCATAAAAGTATTGTGTTTTTTTAATAAATAGTGATAGTCGTTGTTACCATCTATGACTGCTAATGAAAAACTTAAAACATAATCTGATGGTGCCGTAAGAAACCTGTTGCCAGCGGTAAACACACCTTGGACACTTTTTCTAAAATAATCAAATTGTATTAATTCAAAAATTCTTTCTTCTGTAGTTTTTATAATGTCATCTAAACTGTTAACAAAAGTAGTCTCATCATTTTCTACATAGTTTTGTATTAAAGTTTTTAGTTCGGCTAAGGTCATAATTTATTATAGCATTAGGTGTTTATAGTTCCACCTAAGCCAGAATGGTTTGCGCAATAATAATATAGCGTTGGAGCTCCTACAGCTACTGTAATTTGAGTATAAGCCCCAGAAGATCCTGGGGTGCCATTGGTCGTAACTCCTGTGGTGTATTCACTACCACCTCCATGCGTGCCGTCAGAAGTAGTGGAAAATCTTAGTGGATCTCCACTATTACTGCTATCGGATTGATCAAATCTGTAAGTTTGTCCTTCTGTTAAAGAAAGGGTGGGTGCTCTAGAGCCGCCAATATAAAAATAATTAGCTCCATAATAACTAGCTACCGTAACGGTATAAGTTGTGTATGCTGAAGCTGTTACCGAAACAGTACCTAAGCCTGCTGTTACAGCTTGTCCAGTCAAAGTGCTAGATTCATTTTCATTAATAATAATTGACCCTAAAGATCCTGTCGCTACTTGACTATCCAAAACTGCTCGATTAGAGGGGATATCTACAGTAATTTCAACTACGCCAACAACACTGGTGCTTGATAGACCTGACAAAACTGAACCAATACCATCTTTATTAGTAAAAACTCTACCAAAATTTACTTCAAAGTCAGTATTAGGTCTAGGATTTGTTAAAGCTTCGCCATCAGTAAGATGCCTTTTAGGGTCAATTTGCGGATGCTTTGAGTTCCATTGATCAGGTCCAACAAGTAAACCATCCCAAGTTTTTTTCATATCTTTTAATCTGTAACGAAAACCAGTTATGTCACAAATGCCGTAAGCGTATTTACCAGTTGCTTTAGCCATTATTTAGTATAAATAGATGGTCTTATTTTGAACGAAGCTCGATCTTCGTCTTGATCAGCTGCTCTTCTAAATTCTTCTTCATATATTGCTTTTAATTGTGCCGTTTTATCTGGCGATCTTTTCATGCTTAAGTAATAAGCCAGACCAGCTGCAAAACAAGGGTAAAACCTAAAAGGCATGTCCATTGTATCAATAGCGTTATCAGCATCGTCCATTCTTACTAATTTATTAAAAACTAAAATATCAGTAGAGTTTTCGGGAGCAGGCCATATTTTTAAAACAGGTGTGTTTGATTTATCTAAAAAGAATTGTGTTGGTCTAGCCTTTGTAGCTTTATTTGGAATATTCAAATATTCACTACGGCTAATTCTATCCATACTAATATCGGTTTGTACTTGATTAGTAGTTCTTCTTACCACAACGTCAAGTATATCTATGATATTAGCATTCAAACTATAATCAGTTGTCCCTTCGGCTACAGTTTGCGTAGCTTGTTCTACAGTCCATTGATTTAACCCTCTATTAGCCCACTCAGCTAACATAAGGTTTATTGATCTTTTTGCTGTTTTTAGATCGTAACCTGTTCTTAACTCAACCCCACATCTTTCAAAAGCTTCTTCTATAAACTCAGTTACATTAGGTTCAAAATTTGTACTGCCCGATAGTGCCATTATTCTTCATATAAATTGTCAAATGTGATGGCTGGATCTAAATAACTTTCATGACCTTCTGCAGAATGTGTCCATTGAGAAGGTTTGAAGTCAGGTGGACCTTCGCCAGTTACCCACAAAGCAGGGCTTGTAGCCCTTACTCTGTTGTTTGGTAAAGCAACTAAGTTGCCTTTCCACTCACAATCTTCAGTTATATATAATACATGAGATTGTTTATGTTGTGCAGAATCATCTGCAATATCTGAATCTGTATAATCAACTGTAAAAAGATATTTACCTTGATAAAAGCCACCATCTATTTTGCATATCCAAGGGGATGAACTTACTCTATCTAGAACTGTCACTACATGATTCCTAGATTCACAATCCCAAGGTTGAGCTATGTGATCTTCCATAGGTGTTGGAAAATCATCCATAGGTATATCAGCTACAAGTGCTTGTAAAGGCATTCTGGCCCACATAGCACCACCATGTACGTTTTCTTCATCATTATCTTCACAATCGCTTTCGCAGCCAGTAAAAACCACTTGAAAGCTTAAA